TGCTGGGTGTAAGCCGGCAAGGGTTCTATCGGTATCTGGTAAACAGAAATCGACCGTGGAAATACCAACGACTTGCCGAAATCATGCGGGAAATTTGCAGTGAGGATCAATGCAACGATACATATGGACGTATGCGGATGTATCAGGCTTTACGGATGAAAAAGCCTGATGGCGTAGAGATTCCGGGAGAAAAGACGGTATATCGTATCATGAAAAAGATCGGACTGACTCATCATCCAAAACGCAAGCCCAATGGAATCACAAAGGCTGACCGAGAGGCAATGAAATCAGACGACCTGCTGAAAAGAGACTTTCGTTCCGATGAGCCTCTTAAAAAATGCATTACGGATATTACAGAGATTAAAGCAAAAGATGGAAAGCTCTACACTTCCGTCATATTCGACTGCTTCGATCTGAGTGTTTTGGGTATTGCTATGAGTACAAACATGAAGGCAGAGCTGTGCGTTCAGACATTGGACAACGCAATGGCTTCTTATCCGGCTTTGCACGGTGCAATTATTCATTCTGACCGCGGTGCTCAGTATACAAGCGATCTATACCGCAGAGCAATCACACAGTATGGTATCCGGCAGAGCATGAATAGTGCAGGCGGTCGCTGCCATGACAATGCTCGCTGCGAGAGCATGTGGGCAAGGATGAAAACAGAACTATTATATGACCGCTACGATCCCGAACAGTTGACCGTGGAGCAGCTGAAATCGCTGGTTTGGAGATACTTTATGAGCTATTGGAACAATCGTCGTATTTGCTCCGCTAATGGCGGCTTACCACCCATGGTGAAGCGCAGCAGATTCTATGCTGCTCAGGCAATGGCTGCATAATGTGGTTACTCTTTGAGTTTTATCTGTCAACTGATATTGACAATATCAACCTACGACCTATACAAAGCATTTGCAGAAGCATTCCGAGAAAACGAAAGGGAAGAACAAAAATTCCCGGAAGAACTCGAAGAAGCTGCAAAAAGCGCCTACGCCAAAGGTTTGTCCGCCGGGCGGCACAACCTTCTATTAGCTCCGGCAAGCCTGAGTGAGGGTAGACCCGAACGGGAACAATATGATGGTTTTTACGCTTGGTATGCAGCACACGGGAGATAACTATGAAAAAGAAAACGAAAGCCATTATGCAGATACTTCTTATGTTGGTGATGGCGGTACTTTTCCAAGCAACAGCAGAAAGGCTGTGTAGTCTTTGAAGAAACCGATGATGAACGAGAAACCGCATACACCTGTCGTGAGCTGCGCATACCGCTGCGGCGCTGTAAACTGGAGGAAAGATAAAACTATGATGTTTCAAAAGCTGGTTCGGGATAATATCCCGGCTATTATTGAGAAAAACGGAGAAACCTGCGTGACCCGTAAGCTGTCTGATAAGGAGTACGAAGATGCTCTGGCTGAGAAACTGAAAGAAGAGGTTGCCGAACTGCTGGAAGCCTACACCGCCAAGCAACGGAGCGTTCTGGACTGTGCAGAGGAAATATCAGACGTCATGGAGGTTCTGTACGCTATGGGCAAGACTTGCGCTGTCTCTAAGAGGGAAGTGGAACAGGTCAGAAGCCAGAAGGCAGCAGAGAAGGGAACTTTCTCCAAAAGAGTCTTCTTGGTCTCGACGAAGAAGTGAAAGGAGAGAGCCGTGAGTCAAGATGAAGCAATGCTGATTCGAAAACTGATTTTCGCAAAACACAGCCAAGATGCCACGCATTTTTGTCGGTGTGTGGAGGAAATTGCACAAACCTTTGAACAGAGTGGCGAAAGAAAAAGTGCTTGCGCCATCCGTAATGCCCTGCACAACGGCTACGTCCGGTCGCGCTTTGAGCTGAGTCGTCAGACACAACCCGATGGCTGCCCGTATGTAACCTACGAGCCTGCATACACAGTTGAGTACAGAGATGCAGCGCTACGGATAGCACAGGATGCGAAACGTCCCATGCGTGTGCGGCAAATTCTGGAATATATCGAGGGAAGCACAGTGGTTGCCAAAGACGTGCTGGAGTATGACAGAGGTACGGAGAAGTGGGTCCGGGTTGAAAAGAAATGTATTGCAATGACGTGAAATAGTAAGGAAGTGGTAACATGACAAACGCAGAATTGAAAGCGATTCTCCAGCGTGAAGAATATGATTTTTTACGCACCAACAAGCATCTGGGAGATAACATCCTGTTTTTGACTATCGGCGGCAGCCACGCCTATGGTACGAATGTTGAGGGTTCAGATGTTGACATCCGTGGTGCGGCTGGTTCGCCTGAAATCTTGGGGTTTAATCGCTTCGAGCAAGTCATCAATAATCAGACGGATACCGTCATCTACGCCATCAATAAATTTGTCAACCTGCTTGTCCAATGTAACCCTAATGTCATTGAGCTTCTTGGCAACGACCCGAAGCTGTATGTGAACATGACTCCAGAAGGACAGATGCTGCTGGATAACAAGGAACTTTTCCTGACCCGGCGCATTGCATACAGCTATGGTGGCTTTGCGAACGACCAGCTCAGACGCTTGCAGATGGGGCTACTGCGGAACGGCGCTTCTCCTGAGCCGCTCAAAAACAAGTTTGGAAAGAGAAGCCTCGAACGACTGATTGCAGGTCAGGGTAAAGATGATGTCTTTGAAATCAGCATCAGTGAAGATGTCGATTCTGAAGGCAAACATCCTCTCTTGATTTCTGGAAATCTGAGTAACTATCCTGTCAACTCTCTCAAGTCCCTGCTTCGAGGTCTGACAACGACTATCGACCAGTATGAACAGCCGCAGCATCCGAAAGCGCAAAAGGATGCTGCCCATATCAATAAGCACGCCATGCACCTTGTGAGACTGTATTACACAGCATTTGACATTCTGGAGCAAGGACGCATCATCACCCGTCGGGACAAGGAGCACGAAGAACTGCTGGCTATCCGCAACGGCAAGTATATGCGTGAGGATGGGTCGTATGCACCCGAATTCTTCGAGTCTGTGGACCAGCTTGAAACAAGATTTCAGCGAGACGTGAAGAAAACGGAACTCCCGGCAAAACCCGATTTTGCGAAAATCGAGGAGTTGCTCGTAGAAATCAACAAATCCTATCTCCATCGAATTATGTAAAACCGCAAAGAAATGCGGTGATAGCAAACAAAAATAACGTAGAACCAATAGTGGCAGAATATACAATGCTGAATATATGCAAAATTCTGTGTTATGTAATTTTGCCGTAGCAGCCCGTGTGACTGCGTAAGATTGAACGTCCATCCGTAAATCACGGGTGGGCGTTATTTTTGTACCCGCAAAACTCAAAACAAAATACGATAAAAAGTGCTTGACCATCTGTGCGAATTGCCTACAATTGATATTGTAAGATAAATAATTGTACCCCGACGGAACACCATGCGTGCCTGCCGGGGTATTCTTTTTGCGTTAATACGTATTCTGGAGGATTCAAACCATGACTCTCGCTAACCTGTCTACTGAGCAACAGGACCTTGTACGCCTGGCTCTCGCAGGCAGAAATATACTCTGTGACGCTTGCATCGGCAGCGGTAAAACATCGACCATCAACGTGTTGTGTAACGAGTTTGACGCCTCCAAACAGATTCTGTACCTGACCTATAACCGTCTGCTAAAACTCGACGCGCAAGAAAAAATCTTAAACGACAATGTTGTCGTCCAGAACTACCACGGCTTTGCTTCAAAACTCCTCTATCGGCACGGAGTTCGTAATATTGGACAGGGCGAGCAAATTAAGAAGGCGCTCGATTTGCATGTTCCGGTCGGTCGCTATGACGTGCTCATCATCGATGAGTACCAAGATATTAACGAAGAAATCTCTCGAATGCTTGAATATATCAAGGAAGAAAACCCCACCATGCAAATTATTGCGGTGGGGGATATGGCGCAGAAAATCTACGACACCACATCCTTGGACATCTGGAACTTCATCAACAAGTTCCTCGGCAAACACACGCAGGTCAACTTTACCCAATGCTTCCGCTTGTCCCACGACTTGGCCGAGCGCCTTGGCACTATCTGGAATAAGGAAATCAACGGAGTCAACGAGAACTGCAAAGTCAAGTCCATGACGAAGGATGAGGTCATCGAGTACCTCAACGATTTGGACCCGAAGAACGTCCTATGCCTTGGCGCTCGTACCGGCCAGATGGCCGCAGTTTTGAATGCCTTGGAAGAGCGCCCCGATAACCTTTACGACAAAAAACATGTTTATGCCAGCATCAAGGACAACGACGGCGAAAAAAGCGTAGCTCCGAACAGCAATGTGGGCATCTTCACGACATTCGACGGCAGCAAGGGCATGGAACGTCCTATCTGCGTGGTCTTCGATTTTACCGAGGATTACTGGGCGACCCGTATGCGCCAGCCTCTGACTCGCTACGAAATCATGCGCAACCTCTTTTGCGTAGCTGCGAGCCGTGGCAAGCAAGAAGTCATCTTCGTTAAGCCTGATAAGCGTAGCCTCGTGAGTGACAAGACACTGATGACCCCTGTCAAGACTCGCACCACCTTTAAGGACAAATTCGACATCAGTGAAATGTTCGATTTCAAGTTTGATGAGGATGTGGATGCGTGCTACAACCTTATCACAACCAAGCAGGTATTCCAGAAAGACCAGACGGAAATCGAAATCAAGCACTCCGATGCGATGATTGACCTGTCTCCCTGCATCGGTATCTACCAGCAGGCAAACTTCTTCGATTTTTACGACATCGACAGCGCCATCGCCTTCTTCATGTACCTACACAAGGACAAGATGGCGAAGGTCCCGACCTCTTGGAAATCAGTGGAGCAAAAAGTCCTGTTCCTGACGATGCTGATGACGAGTCAGGACCGTTACATCAAGCAGGTTGAACTGCCTTTCATCACGCCGGAACAGGCAAAAGCGCTGACTGACCGCCTCTCTACGATGTTTACCCATGATGAAGAGGTTCAGGAACGCGCAGAACTAAACATTGTGGTAGAACAGGATGAACTGAAGCAGCCTGTCACATCGCTTATCGTTAGCGGTATGGCCGATGTAGTCAAGGACAACAAGGTCTATTATCTGAAGTTCGTATCAAACCTCGCACACAAGCACTTCATCCAGTGCGCCTGCTATATGCTCGCCACAGGCCTTCCTACCGGCGTTCTTTGGGACATCCGGGATAACACGATGTATGAAGTCGAAATTCCGGACCGCACGGCTTTTCTGAATGCGGTAGTGAAGTGCATCACCAAGGGCGTCTATACGGAAGCTCTCGCCTACAATCTGGAGAAAGACTACTCCCAGAGCCTTGACACGATTCTCGACCGTGTTATGTCCGACACTTCGCTGCCTGAATTTGATACCGGCGGCAACATTGTTGAGGAAAAGCCGCAGGACGAAGGTGTTGCTATTATCAAGCAGGGTGAGCAGTATGCCATCCTGGATGCGGGAACTCGCTCTATCGTGGGCGGTACGGCAGTAAACGGCTATGACACAATTCTGGCCGCCTGCGAAGCATACGTGAAACAGAATAAGAAAGCTACGGAAGAATCGGTCAATAAGAAAGAACTTCTCCATGTCATTGAACAGTGGCTTGATGACCATGCAGAGTTCGAACATCAGATGTCTTGCGTGGCAGTCGATATTGAGAACCATGTCGGCCCCTATTCGGGTTATTCGAACTTCTCTACTTATGTGGTTCGCAAGATGCTTAAAGACTGCGGCTTGGTCATCGACTTCAATGAGCGTCAGCTTCTCAAGGTCTGGAAAGTCCGCGAGAAGAAGCGTCCAAAGCCTGTTACCCAGTACAGCCCGGCTCAAGCCTCGAAACAGGTGGTTTTGAATCCGGCTGATAGTTTCGAGCAAATGCTGAACAGCTTGCAGAGCATGGGTGTGGATGTCAAAGTTGCAGAAGAAACCGCAACCGAACCCTATGACTTCTCCCAGTACAAGCGTCTGCCGCCGGAGCGTAAGACGTATGACTCTGAACCTGTCGGCTGGTGGAAGGACGGAGAAGAGCAGTATAAGAAAGAAAAAGAAGCGTTTCCGGCCGAATATCGAGTTATTCGCTCCTCCAAGCTATCTAAACCCGGTGATGTACGCTATGTCATCATGGAAGAGGATTCCAACACTGTGCTGGATGATGCAAACGGGTATGGGTACAAATCCGTTCAGGCTGCGCACAAGGGCTATGGCTATAAGCGGCGCAACGGTGGCAGTTTTGGTTCCAAGAAGAAAGAAAAGAGTGAAGCAAAGCCTCAGACCACGGGCGAGCAGCTTTCGTTTGGAGGTCTGTGATGGGAAATAGCGATACTAAGATGAAGCCAAGACATAACGACGTCCATAAATCCTTGAAAGAACGTAATGACGCGATTTACCGAGATTATATGGATGGCGTGTGTGTCGTGGATTTGGCTGATAAATACGGGGTGACTGGCTATAGGATTGTACAAATCCTTCGCTCAGACCCCAAATACGGTTTGGAAAAGACGCGCTTAAACTGGCAGAAAAACACACAGGCAAAGCGTGCCAGGAACAAGAAAATCTACGAAGATTACATAAACGGTGTGCCTTACATCAAAATTGCCGAAAAGTGGGGCATGACTAGCAGCGGCATTCAAGCAATCGCAAAGAAGTACCAAAAAGACCTCGAAATCAACTTCGAGAGAACCGTTCGCTCTGCACCCAAAACAAAGAAATCCGAAATCGATTGGGCCGAGAGGAAAAGACGATTGATTGCCCAAGCCAGAGCTATTCCAAATCAGTCTCTATCGAATCTTGCTAAGCAATATGGATTAACGCCAAATGAAGCAAGACAAATTTTAAGAGAAGCGGGCATTATCAAGTGCCCTCGCAACGACTTGAGTGATGAAGCTCTTTGGGCCGGAATCGGAGGCAGCTATGACGACATCTATTAAGTTTGCAAAGGCTGTAACTGAGTCTAATCTTCAAGGAAATACGGACAAAAACTTTTCGCGTGAGGAAACCGCCAGCATCCAACACACAAACGCAGCCATCCGCCAGGCGGTCAGGCAGCATGCCGTTTCACGTGCTAAAAGAACACGGCACACATCCATGCAAGTGGCTCTTGATGCAGAACGTGACGCTTTGCTGCAGGCAGCCAAGAGCCATGCTCAGCAGTATGCAGAGTCAGAGGCTGCGGTAAAGGACTGCATTGTTAAATAGGGCAGGGAGGTACAGAATGGTCAAAATTTACGGTTCGAGCGATGACCTCGTCTGCTTGGACAATTCAAATTATGCAGTGGATGAAATCGGCTGCTATGATGTGGCCGGTGTCTGGCTCTTTCTGGAAGATGACACGGTTTTGTTCGTCCACTACACCGACGGTATCTGGCGCATTGATGTGGAGCAAGAAGGCTCTATGCCTTATGAACACCATGTTTGCGCTGGAACGGATGAGGACGACTATAGTGATGTTTTCCTGACAGAATCTGATGTCACAAACCATGAAATTGCCTACAAATAAAGGAGAAAACGACATGAACCTTTCAAAAATCAAGATGATGTTCTTCGATTTTGATGATACACTGCTTATCCACTATCGGGAACATCGGCTCGATGCTACGGGAGAGGCCCACAGGGAACGGCTCCTGCGCCGGGAAAAAGAAACGAAGGACGGCTACCGAGTCTTTGATGAAATCGGTGAGCCCAATGACCTCATCCAGCACTTCCTTGAGAGCTGCCCCGACATTCCGAAATACTGCATCTCTTTTGTGCAGGACAGCATCACGCTGCCGTTCAAAAAACAATGGCTTGAAATGCACTTTCCGGGCCGGTTCCATGACATGCTTGGCACATCCAGCCCGGAACGCAAAGTGACCGTTATGCAGATGTTTGCCAAAGTCTACGGCTTAGAGCCTTCCCAAATTCTCTTTGTGGATGACTACTTCAAGGCGGTTGACGCGGCCGCTGATGCAGGGTTCTGCGCCATGAGTACACAGGAACTGGTCAATCGGCAGTATTCTGCGGAAAAGCCCGTCATCTAATCCATCTCATTCATCGACAAATCACAGTAAATATAAATCAGTCATATTACATGCCTATAAGGCAGGAAGGAATCACAATGGGACGTTATAATTTTGAACAGCATACTCGTGACGGCTATGTCGTTACGCCCGCACTGGCAAAGCAGTGGCTGGAGAAGAACACCAATAACCGCAACGTGAACTTTGCCAAGGTCAAGAAAATGGCAAAGGATATGCGCGAGGGTCACTGGGACACGACTCATCAGGGCATTGCGATTGCCACCGATGGCACGCTGGTCGATGGGCAGCACCGTCTGATGGCGGTGGTAGAGTCCGGCGTTACAGTTCGTATGAACGTGACCTTCAATGCGCCCAAGTCTCAGCACATCGATTCCGGCAACAGCCGCTCGATGGCGAACCGTGTCCAGATGTCAGACTATGACATGAGTTGGACCGACAAAACAATTCTCTCGGCAGCCAACCTTATCGGCCGTATGTTTTCCGGCTCCAATTTAAGCCATGAGGAAGACCTGACCGAGTGGCTCGCCAAGTATCGGCCTCAGATTGAGATGGTCACGAGCCATATTAAGCGTGGTTCGATGCGTGGCCTGTCTTCAGCCGGTATCACCGCCGCCATGATTGTGGCAGCGATGAACGATGTGCCCGAAGCCTATATCGCCAAGTTTCTCGAAGTTTTCTATAGCGGTTTCACGACCAATGAAGCCGAGCACTATGCCGTCATGCTGCGTGATGACCTGATTCGCAACAATACTTCCAAAACCGGCACACAGTATGCAAAGTATGCCTTCTACCGCACTGCGAACCGACTGAACCAGTATTATAAGACTGCCACCGGCCAGCGTGTCGCAAAGCGCATCAATGACGGTGATTTCCCGTACAACATCTACGACGCCACGGGACGTATCGTAAAGCCTGAAGCCAAAAAAGCCAAGAAAAAGGCGTAACCTGAAAGGAGAACCCCCATGAAGAAGTTTCTGAAAATGGTAATGGTAGCCGGTATCGCAGCTGCCGTTGCGCATCTTGTCTCTTTGAACAAAAAGCGTAAAAAGATGATTCAGCTGGGCCATGATATTCTGAGGTAAACACAAGTGGCTAAAACACAATTGACCCGCGAAATTGAGGTGGCGCTCCATAACTGGAATCCAACCAACTACGGCGGGTATAGAACGGATACATTCCGCCAGGGCTTCGATGCTCTTGAAGTGCCTGTGGAGTGCGGCACGACACGCTCTGGGCTTGTAGATTTCGTCCGTGTGCAGGAGTGTTTTACTTCTGAGACAAAGTGTGGAACTTGCAAATTGTCGATGTACTCCGACGAGGATAAAGACCTCGTTATGCCGTCTATCGAACAATGGACGCAGGAAGTGAATTGTCCGAAGGACATCTCCAACTGGAATTTTCGCAACGAACCTTGCACCGAACGGTTCTGTAGGTTGTATAAGACACAGCATCTCTACACGATTGATACCGTCATCACCTGTGTAGAAATTAAAATCTCAGTAGGGGACTTTCACTCTGACCACGGGCACAACTTTGTAGGGCATTGCAACTACTATGCTATGCCGACGGCTCTCTATAAAAAAGTGAAAGGCGAAATTCCCGATGGCATCGGTGTCCTGATTTACTATGACGGTGAAAGCACCTATGGTATCCGCAAGAAGGTAGAGTGCAAACCGCACCAACTCTCAGAAGAAACGCAAAAATGGCTTATCATGTCCGTTGCCAAAAAGCTGCCTCGATTCGTTAAGCATTGAGGCAGCTTTGATTTTTACTAACGACCAGAAAGGACTTGTTATATGAGACGGACAAAAGCAGTGATAACTGCTGTGGCAGTAGGCGTACTGACCTTTGCCACAGCTTGCGCGAGTAGTGCATCTACTCCCGTATCAGTACCACCAGACTCTTTTGCCAGCACAACGGAATCAGCGGCAACGGCTGAGACAGCGAATGATGCGATTTATCTAAGCACCGACAGCATCCCGGAACCCACACCTCATGCTCCTTTGTCGAAACCAACAGCTGCACCAGAGCCTACTCCTACACAGACGCCTGAACCGACAGAAGCACCAATACCGGTCCCTACAGATACTCCGGCTCCACTCACGACCAGCGTATGGGGTGATGTGGTGCCTGCCACGTATGGCGCTTCCTACGGGACAGTCTCATGCAGCAGCGTAGGTATCAACGCTTCCCTTATCTGGGGCGATGACCAAGCTCTCCTCGACAGCCGCAGCGGTGTATATCAGTACGCAGGCTCCTATCAGGTAGGCTACGGTGGTTGTCATCTTCTTTGCTCCCATAACGACAGCACTTTGGCTTTGCTTCAATACGTAAGTATTGGTGACGAATTTGTGGTCACTACAGACTACGGACAATACGTATATACGGTAGATTCTGCCAGGCCGGGAACGGTAACGGCAGACGCGGTCACTGTGGTGGCCGATGATGGAACCATTCTTGTGGACCTTTCGGACACCACCGACCGGCTCGTGATGTATACCTGCTATCCGTTCGGATACTACCAAACCACAAACCAACGCTATGTCGTCAGAGCCACGCTGTCTGCTTAGGAGTGCCAAAAGATGTCAAAGGAAAAACTACTGAAAATCTGGAAGGTCACAAAGACCATTATCATTCCGCTCACCATTGCTTTGGCGGACGTTCTTTTTTGGGCAAAGGCGATGACTGACCCCACTTGGCTTATTCTTTATCCTCGCCATATAGCACTTGGATGTATCTGCAGCCTGGGTCTTATTGGGTGCTGCATTTATGCTGACCTTAAAGTGTCCCATAACCAAAAGTGAAGGCCTTGCCATTCCTTTCGAATTGACTACAATATTGATTGTACGATAGATACCAAACACATAAAGATGTTACGATTTTCTATCGTTCACAATCTGTTTTAAGAGCGGACTTATCCCATTCCGGGGTAGGCCCGCTCTTTTTTATTTGAAAGGAGAAATTTCCAATGCAAAGCAAAAACACATTCTTGCGGAGAGCAGCGGCAGCGATTGCGGCACTCTTCACCCTCAGCTTCGCAGGCTGCGGTCAGACCCCGATTGATTCGGGTAGTCTTCCTGTATCCGGGGTCGTCTCAGAAAGTCCTGTCTCTGACAGCGAGCAGACGGCTGGCGTAACGGAAGACGGCAGCTTTACTATCCACTTCATTGATGTGGGGCAGGCGGACTCTGCTCTTGTTACCTGTGATGGGCATTCGATGCTCATTGACGGTGGCAATGTTGATGATTCTGACCTCGTATATTCTGTTCTGGAACGTGAGACAGACGGACATCTGGATTATGTTGTTGGCACGCACGCCCATGAAGACCATATCGGAGGTCTTTCCGGTGCATTCGAAGCCGTGACGGCTGATGTCACGTATTGCCCTGTCACAGAGTACGACAGTAAAGCTTTTCGGAACTTCAAGCAGCGAGCGGAAGAAAGAGGCAACGGCCTTACGATTCCGTCGGTAGGGGATACATTCTCCCTTGGCGATGCCGAAGTGACTGTTATCGCCGTGAACTCAGTGCCGGATGATACCAACAATACCTCCATTGTCCTACGCATCGTATATGGAGAAACCTCATTCTTGTTTACGGGTGATGCAGAAGAGCCTGCCGAAGATGTTATCCTACAGTCTGGACAAGACATCCAATCTACTGTTCTGAAGGTAGGGCATCATGGTTCTCGAACCTCCACATCCGAAGCGTTCCTCGACACAGTGAATCCAGCCTATGCTGTTATTTCCTGTGGCAAGGACAACAGCTATGGTCATCCACACGACATCACTTTGGCAAAGCTCCAGAGCAAAGACATTGAGGTTTTCAGAACTGACGAGATGGGAGACATCTACTGCACATCGGACGGTAAGGACGTCACTTTCACTTATGGCGAATATCACCAGGCGGCAGAAAGCACTACCACCGATACAGTCGAGGTCGAGGAGTCACAGCAAAAGGATACGACGGTCAGTACCTATGTCCTGAACACAAACTCTATGAAATTTCATAAGCCTGACTGCTCCGCCGTAGCTCAAATGAGCGATGCAAACCGCAAAGACTATACAGGTTCCCGCGATGACCTAATCGAGCAGGGCTATACACCTTGCGGGTATTGCAAGCCGTAAAGGCTATCAACTGTTCCGTTCTTGATTAGATATTAACTCATAGCAATACAAAATCTATCCAATTCTATCCAATAACCAATCCAATCTATTACTAATATGGTAAACGCGACCCTTCATCTCGAATATGACGATGCCACTCGTATCCAGTCATTCATCCAACAAAAGCACTCGGTTGTCAAAATATGCGAATTGCGTAAGATAAAAGTGTACGATAGATAACATAATCGAAAAGGCGACTTGCCCTTCGTATTCACAATTTCGCTTGAAGAGCGGACTTCCCACGCGGGAGGCCCGCTCTTTTTGCGTCAAAACAAAGGAGTGTATTTACCATGACTAAAATTTTTACTATCGCAGCAAACGAAATCATCGGCCCATTCAGCACCGAGACGACCGTGTTGCAGTTTGAGTATGACTCTGAAAAAGCGTATGACGTTCTCACGCAAGTACGCAACGCCGTAAAGTCTTATCTGGATACCGAAGAAGGCAAAAAGACGCTGCGACTCAACAGTGGCTACTTCAACTGGGGTGATGCGGCCGAGATTCCTGATGGCTTCTATGAGTCGTTCGGCCTTAAAAAGCTGGACGCGCCGGTTGCTGATTTGACCGTGGACTTCAACGAAGACCTGACGGCAGATGAGATTTCCGATGAGGAGGGCTACTGATGGCTCAGTTCAATGACATGCTTGCTCAAATCGGTGCAATGCTATCTAAGAAAGAAAATGAGCCGTTTTCCTATGAAGAGCTTGCATCGATGCTGAAAACAAGCCCTGATGCTCTTAAAACCTTTGAGGATGTCTACAAAACCCAAGTGCTGGAAAGTGGGACACTGTCTGACAATCTTCTCCAGTGGGATACCGCAACCGTAAAGGCAATGCTCGATAAGAGCGCGCCTTTTACGAAAGAGCTGGACAATCTCATTGACCAAATCGTTGCCGAGCTGATGGATGACACCAGACTGTACATCTATGAGCCGAAACGCGGTGGTTACTACGTTCGATATTCCGCAAACCAGCATATCCTTCCGCCGGTAACGAACGAAGACCTCCAGAAGTTCCCGGAAGAACTTCGGCCACAACTGACCGGCAATCTGATGAAGATTGACATTTCGGAGCCGTCTTACAAGGTGCTGCTCAGCCACTACAAGGCGTATCTCGATGCGAGAAGCGACCGAAACAAAGCGATGCAGTATCACATGTTCCGCCAGGGCCTCGACATTCTGGACCTCGATGACATCACATATCAGATGCTTGAAATGAATCCGAACACGATGAGCTACTGGCTGCCGCCACTGGTTGCTGCCTTGGACGGCAACAAGTTCTTCAAGGTGCCGGAGACAAAACTCTTGCATGTGCCCATCACGATGCTCCAACTCACGAGACTCGGCTTTGAGACGCTTAATCCCGTGACGAAAGCGATTGTGAACCGTTACTGCAAGAGAATCTTTCATCTGAATGAAGATGGCGACTATTTCATCAAAACTGGCACCTATTCCTCCAAGTACGAGTTCCGCAATGCCCATGTCCATGAACCTCAAGAGGTCCGTGAGATGGGCGAGTATTTCTTGTTTTTGAACCATCTGACCTGCTCTATGGCAGCACCCGGCAATGGGCATTGCTTCTACGGGGCAAATACGACCAACGAGTGGGTTGTCAGAGAGTATATCAAAGACAAGGAAGGGAACCCGACTATCTATAACGGTCTGCCGCTGCACACTGAATACCGCGTGTTTGTGGACTTCGATGCTAAGACGATTCTCGGCGTCAGTCCGTACTGGCGCAGCGATGTGATGAAGGGCAAATTCCAGGAAGTGAGCAGCCCGCAGGAACGGCACGACTACGTTATCTACCAGATGCACGAGGATGTGCTGGAGAAGCGCTACCAGGAGAGTGTCCAGAATGTTTTGGATGAGCTGAAGAAGGTTATTCCGCACGTAGAGCTGACAGGGCAGTGGAGCGTTGACGTGATGCGCAACGGTGATGATTACTATATCATCGACATGGCGCTTGCTGAGAACTCTGCGCTGAGCGATTGCGTGCCTAAGAATCTGCTTCGTGCTTATCCGCAGCAGTGGCTGCCGCAAAGTCCGACGATGTAATTTTTCAAAAAGGAGAATACCACCATGAGCAAAACTGTTATTCTGATGAGCAAATCCATGCCGACCAAAGATGTCGCCGAGTTTCTTTACACGGAGACTCGCGACAAAAACTACCAGGCCGAGACCGGCTGTGCATACGCCAAGTTCAACAGTTGCAAGATTGCTGAACCCGGCACCAAATGGGAGGAGTTGACTCCTTCCCAGAAGATGCAGGCCATGTCTATGTCCCTGTTCCAGATGCTGGGCAATGGTGATGACAGGGGAGAACCTATCCTCATCAAGACCGCCAACACTACCAAAGAAGTTTGGTGCCCGTTTTACGCTGACAAGGTTGCCATCGAAAGCGCGAATGTTTTCAAGCGTGTTTACGCAGAGGTGAAAGCTGCTTATGAGGAAAACGGCGCTTTTGCCAAATTCGACACCCTGAACCACGAGGAGAAGATGTGCGAAATCTCGTCGTATGTCATGCACAACTTCGAGAACATCCTCAAGAAAATCGAAGCCATTCCCGGTGTACAAGCCGGAAAATACTAATCACATTGCATAAGAGGGACTGCCGTCAGGCGGCCCCTCTTTTTGCTTTTCATTGCGAATTGAATACAATAAAGTCATGTGACGCACAAGTGAGGTGAGTAAATTGGAAAACGTCAAAATTATTACGCCGTACGGAGAAGTTATCAGTATTCGTACTTTCATCGAGTGGGAGTATAACTGTGGCAAGACTGATTTTCAGCCAAACGAGCGTTATCCTTTGTGGGTCACTGTGCCGGTTGAAGAAAAGCTTGGCTATATTGCTTGCAGCCTATTTGGTGACCTTGCAAATTTTGATGACTATGAAGGCAAAATCGGCATCACCGATGGGAACTCAACACGATATTTCTTCTTCACAAAGAAGAACTGCGATACGGAAATTCTGCAAGCATTGACGGCAATGCTCAATGTTTTGTATACAAGCAGCGAGGAAATGCTTCTTTCTGAATCCGGCTACACTTTTGAGTCATTGAGTCTGAATCAACGATTCGACACAATTGCTCGCTACATCGAAGCAAATCTTGAAGTGTGCTTGCTTATGTTGGCACATATTCCATATATGGAATGGAAATAAAACCGTTTTATGTTGCCTTCTTGCACGTTTGTGCGAATTGAGTAAACTGAGTATTGTAGACCAAAAAGTGCATTGACGACCACTAAAGCAGGTTCTTTTAAGGGCCTGCTTTTTTATATGCAAGGAGGACAGAACATTGATTGATAGAGAAGCAATGGCAGAAAGGAATCGACTCATTGTCGAGGACTTGAAGAGTGGTATGTCTATCAAAGACGCAGCCGCAAAGCATCATGTATCAACCCATATCTGCTATAGAGTATCTCGTGAAGAGAGTCGTAACGAACGCTCTATGGACTTCCACAAATGGAAGAAACAACGAGACAAAGAAATCGCTCGCAAGTACAGCAAGGGTGTAACGGCCGTTGAGCTGGCGAAAGAATACAACATGAACCGCGCAACGATTTATAGCGTCATCAAGCAGGTAGACCCGAAATATACCTGCCAGCGGGATTCTGATGTGATGACAAAGGCAAAGAAAGAACGCCTGAAAAGAGAGGAACGGTATATCCAAGCAGTCAGAGAGAACCCGCAGAAGTCAATTCAGGCACTTGCTAAGGAGTATGGTTTCTGTACCACATGTGGATACGACATCATGCACAAAGCTGGAATCCACCGTAAAAGGGGAAGAAAGAAAACAAAGAAGGCGGCGAAGGAACAATGAGAAAGCCGCTTTTGATTATTCCGGCGCTTGCTGTTGCCTTGACTGCCTGCTATCCCGTCAGCACGCTGCCCGCCGATTTCCCTGTGGCAACGGCTGAAAGCAGCGAAACGCTAGGCCTTCCAGCTCAAACCAGTATGGAAACAGAACCGGTGCGAGGCGAGAACAATAACCTTATCGCTCTCGGCGACTGGGGAACAGTTTCAAATGGCTCTTTGACCGATGGGCGATGGCATGACATTGAAATGCGCATCACTAAAATCACTACCGAAACAGAAAATGAAGATTACATCAGCAACACCATTGCGCTCAGTAATTCTCTTTCTGTACTGCGAACTGAAGAATCAGCTCTTGATAAGCTGCGAGATGGCATCGAAAACCCGGAACTCGTAGTGGTGGATTACGAAGTGAAGCTGCCGGAAGATTACCCATGTGACGGCAATGCGGATGTGAGTCTTTGCGTGGTTGATGATGCAGGTGAGCATCCGATTATCAAACTGCTGACTACAGCTGACAGCGATATGACGCCTGGTCTGACATACGCAAAGCGCGGCATCTATGTTCGCACAAAGTGCGATACCAACTACACATTCAAAAGCGTTCGGTATCTGAACGAAGCTGATATTGAGGCGAGAGCCGCGAGAGCTGACACAGACACCTACTTTGCAAATAAATAACAAAGAATCAAGACCTGCCGTTTGGTGGGTCTTTTCATTTATAGAGGTAAATAAACCATGAATGATAACAACCGCATGCTCCTTCGCTATGTAGCAGAAGGCGACATTCGCAAAGCACAGATGCAAGCAAAAATCATTCTGAACAGTATCACCGCTGCGAGGGATGAGCAATTCAAGACGAACTGCCTGGCAAAGCTCAACAATGCTGAACCGCGATTCATTGAATTGCCGTTCAACATGCAGGGCCTTTTGGTGGCAGAAGATGTATCTGATTTCCCGGAGCAGAGGTTTCTCATTCGTGAATCGGAGGAAGCGGTCATCGAAAAGATTCTCAAAACGAGAAAGGCTTCTCTCAAACTCAAAGAGATGGGCGTTCACTATACCAGTTCTTTGCTCCTGAGCGGCGAGCCTGGGACTGGTAAAACAGAACTGGCAAGATACATTGCCCACAAAGCAGACCTGCCGTTCGTATATCTCAAATTTTCCGGTCTTATCAGCTCGGCTCTTGGCAAGACACAGCAGAACATTGGCCTGGTCTTTGACTATGCCAGACGCAGCCCCTGCGTGCTGTGCCTCGACGAAATTGATGCCATCGGTATGAAACGCGGCGGCCGAGACGACGTAGCCGAGATGAGTCGCGTGACGATTGCTCTAATGCAGGAACTTGACCGACTGCCCAATGACGTTATCCTCATCGGAACCACGAACAGGGAAGACCAGCTTGACGCTGCACTGTTCCGTCGGTTTAGCTTTCTTCATCGTGTTCGCATGCTGGATACTCAGTCTGCGCATGACTTATGCGAAAAGTTCTTTAGCTCAGTCGGCTATACTGCGAGCAAAGAAGAAATCGAAGATATGCTCTATCGTATTGACCACAACTATACACCCAGCAACGTCACGAAGGCTTGTACGGACCACATTGTAAGCTGGGTCATCGAACAGCAAGAGAAGGAGGACCAGGATGCGAGAATTTGAGATTAAGCTCTATGAACCCCGTGACACAGTGGCGGAAGAGCATCCTGAAATTGCTGCCATGTGGCAACCGACTGCCAATGACTGTGGTCCTGATGAAATCACGTGCGGAAGTGGGCGACGTATTGCCTTGATTTGCCCCCGGTGCGGATACGGTAAGAACGGAGAATGGCGACCGGTGCTTTCTTCTGTCTGCCGCACGAGAGGCGGCTGCCCTGTCTGTGCTGGACGAATCGTGGTCAAAGGCGTGAATGATGTAGCTACAGTTCATCCTGAAATTGCCGAACAGTGGCATCCGACTCTAAATGCCATCCAGCCTGACCAAATCACATCCGGCAGCGGTCTGCATGTCTATCTTGTCTGCAAGACCTGCGGCTATGGTCAAAATGGCGAGTGGCATCCGCTCCTGGCTTTCGCTTGCGGTAGTGGCGTGAATCATACCGGCTGTCCGCAATGCGCCAGATTAAGGACTTCTCATAGCAGAATGAAGCGGATTCGTAAATGCACGACGAAGCCTATCATCAGCGTTGGATACCCTCAGATTGCAGCTATGTGGCATCCGACCGCCAATAAGTTTCGGCCCGATGAACTGACCGCCGGAAGCGGTGAACGCATTGCTTTGGTTTGTCCCGATTGCGGCTATGGCAAGGACGGAGAATGGACGCCGTTGCTCTTTACCGTATGCAAGTATGGTCCTAAGTGCCCCGCCTGCCGCAAAGTGCGGAGGTGATACCTCTTGGCTTACAATATGAAAGACCAGCTTGCAGTCGGAAAACTTGGAGAACAGGTGGCGATTGACTATGTAAAAAAGAGCTGCGAATTGGGAAGGTTGAGCTTTGAGAGCTACGAAGATGTGAGAAGCATCAAAACGTATCAAGAACAGGATATTGACTTCCTGATTCATCGCAAAGATGGCCGCACGGTAACGCTCGATGCTAAAACAGATACATACACTACCGGCAACATCTTCCTGGAACAGGCCGTTGACTCCTATCTATTTGATGAAAATGGTAATGTCATCAACTGCAATCCTGTCACCAATGAGTCAACGCTCCATCACTCGGATGGGTGGCTATACAAAAACGCCAACTGCATCTTCTATTACTTCTCAAGCACCAAAATGCTATATGTATTTCATCGGGTGAATGCAGCGCTCTATGCAACAGAACTGCTCGATGCGGGGCACAAATTAGAACGCGAGAAACGACCTTTTCCTCGTGCTGCTGAGAACCACGAAAATGGAAGACCACTTACAAAATACTACGGCATAGGGCTGCTTTTACCGGCCGAGCAGATGCTGTATTCTGAGCGGATGCAGGGACACATGTGGAAATGGAGAGTCGAGCAAGATGCGACTGGTCATTACAGATTCATTCCTGTAAAAACGCGTAAGTTTGTTAAGAATCTATGAATCATTGGCCTACACAGTACGAGTCGGAACTCGAAAAATGGTATAATATAGACAGTTCAAGAGAGGAGCAAAAGCAATGAATGTTGTTGGTGTGGTTACGCTCGGAAAGCTCATTGAAGCGCATCGAGACAGTGACGAACAGAAGTTCAAGACCTACGTTGAGTTCATTGCCGAAGCCTATGAACAGCAGGGAAATGACCGTGGCGCTCGCATCATCCGCAACTCCTATACAGGCGGCGGCAAGGATACCGCAAAGGTCATCCTGGACGCAGCCTCCCCCGACGAACAGGATGTGGCGGTCTACTACGAGACCGGTTACTATGAGCTGGATGTCATGGGTTCCGGTGGGTCTTATCATGGTGTCACTACGACAAACTCCGCCGCTGAGGCCATGCGCCGACTTGATACCAATGCCGCCAACTATATCCAGCGCGTCACGCTGTATAAAAAGGACGGTAAGGTTACGAAAAAAGAAGTGGCCGAGTACGACCCGATAGCAAAGGAATGGAGAAACATCTGATGGACTGGCGAGTATTTCCCATCAAAGCAGTTCTGAAGCTCCTCAACGACAGGTTTGTGCTGGAACGGGTCACGGTCAAGTGGGACGATGAGACCTACGGCAAGAGTGAAGGCACGCGTTTTGTACTCTGCCACCGTGAGGAAGTTGCGAACATCGACCATATCAAGGTGTGCTCGTCCGGGTTCTTTCACGACACGTTCGTCTACTACGGCGACGGCTTGATGCTGAAGCTTTGGCAGGACAACCTGAATGTCGATGAAGAGCATGAGCGCTATTCGAGCAACAAACTGGTATCTCCTCTGTTCTCTCTTTACAGTGACAGTATCCCGGATGACTCGTTCATGCGCCGCTGGCTCGTCTTCCAGGGTATCACGGAAGAACAGCTGGACGGAATCGCGGCCGAACTTCTTATCGACGCGATATACGCCTACGATAGCCTTGATAAAAAGGTCCTGAGAAGTGATAACGGGTATCCGACCATGATTCAGCAGGGTGGAACAGTCTACTTGAGCGAGTCAGAAATCGTAAAAGTGACATCCACTATCGAGGACGACAACCTTCGCAATCGCGTCCTGAGTGTTCTCTGGTCAAAGAAACGCGCGGTAAAGGATGTCACGAAAGAAAACCGAGACATTGCAGATGTCAGTGACTTGCAGATTCGCAAAATATAGAATGTGCTTCAAATAATCTGTATTGCCGAATCGTGCGAACCGCATATACTAAATAATACATTAGTCGTCAAGGTTTTACTCCTTGCGACTACCATGCTTCTGTGGCTCAACAGGCGGAGCAACTGTCTTGTAATCAGTAGGTTGTGGGTTCGAGTCCCACCGGAAGCTCCATTGGTTTTCATCGTTCCTCCGTTGAAATCCAAAATCCCGCTTGATGAATCGTAACTTCTTGATACGATGCTATACACACATCTTGCGGGCTATGTCACCATAAGACAGCCTCCTCGCGGCGGTGACGGTAACACGGGTATTGAGCTCCCCGTGGCAAATGTCTTATTTCTGGGTCGTTAGCTCAGTCGGCAGAGCGCTTGACTGTTAATCAAGATGTCACAGGTTCGAGCCCTGTACGACCCGCCATATACCGAATATCAAGTGTTGTAAGTGTCATCCCGACACACATCACAACTACTATAGTGCTACATACCCTCACTTGATAGACGGTAATAACAACCTCGGAGAATGTGCATTGTAGCTGCTTGCAGCACATCATACTACACCAGTATAGTTCTACACATCCTTGCGCAATCTCCGAGAATCCCTCACAAGACAGCCTCCGCGTGGCGAGGGATGGACAACGCAAGTTTTGAAGGTTCTTGCGGCCAATGTCTTGTTATTGACACGGGGTATAGCAATGGTAGCTTACCAGCCTCATACGCTGGTGGTTGTGGGTTCAAGTCCCATCCCCGTATCCATCGTCTCGGCCGCGACGCTAAATCGGTCATATATGGCTCGTTAGTTCAGATGGTTAGAACGCCAGCCTGTCACGCTGGAGGTCGCCGGTTCGAGTCCGGCACGAGTCGCCACTGGGTGTAGTACAAGGGAACACGTCAATCGCGCGATAAGGCGTAATAGTGGAGTACAGGTGCGACGCGTAAGCACGGAACACGGTGGTGTGACACCACCCATCCAGAACACGTCCTGACACGGACGTTAAACAGGTCGAAATCTAACAGGGAGGGCACTCCGATGCAGTAATTACCGCGTCCGATGTCAAAATCTGAACAAAGGAGAACGCCTATGCACTAATTACGTCCGACAGGCCGCATAAGTGAAAGGGATAATCCGATGCACAGGTAAACCTGATGGCGGGCAGCTCCCGCCTTAGAACGACACGATAGGTAGCGCCTATCTGGGCACGCCGGAAACATCCGACGTGCCCAGCCACCCATGAGACAGCCTCCACGCGGCGGGTGGTGGACAACGATTACTACAGTCGCTGACGAATGCTCTCAACCCAATCTGGAGGGTAAACCAGACAAAGTAAGCAACCTTTGGCCCGGGTCATGACTTAAAACCGACCTACCCGTGTTGCAAAACGCCTTTGGACGTTCCCTCCGGGGTACGGCGTCGGCGGACGCTCAACAAGCTCCCTCAAGCAGCAGGGAATACGCGGAAGCTGCTTGCGCGGACTGCTCCACACAATCCGCGCTACTGCTCAGAAGACAACCTCCTCGTGGTGAGCAGTGGGCAACATTGTTGCGGTCAATACCCGCGACATGGCGAAGTCTTCAATCGTGGGAATCGCATCACAACTCCCGGTGTGAGCGGTATCCCTAAAGGCCAGGAAGTTGTGTGGACGAGTGCTTCCTCTCGAACTACGGTTCGGAAACAACAAATCCCGCCCCATCAAGCATGCAGACGTACGAGCATCCCCGTAAAGCCGGGGCGCAGCCAGACGCGACACAGCCGTATAGGCGAGACTGCTGCACGGCAGCTGGTAAGTAAGCCGCAGTCTTACACACGTAGCCCATCGAAAACCGTTTGCCCGAATTGACAGAGAAGTAACGGTAGGGCTCTAAGATTTGAAGTTGACCAACACCTAAGCGCTTTCTTGGATTCTCACGCATAGTCAGCGATGAGATTCGCAAGATTGTCAAGTGGTGTAAAGATGGCGTTCGGGGCCGACTACCTCCTAAACGAACATCATGGCGGGGCTAAATGAGGGTTCACCCGCAATCTTGTGGAGTATTCGTATAACGGTTAATACCTCTGCCCTCCAAGCAGATAACGTCGGTTCGACCCCGATATACTCCTCCAATATCCCTACGCTGGTAGCCTCCACGCGGCGAGAAGGAAGGAAAGAAGAATGACGGTTTTTGAAGAATTGACAAAAGGGATGAAGTTCAGCGGACCCGTGGAAGATATCAAAAAGAACATGGTAAAAGTCTTTGAAAAGAATTTCAGATGTCCGCCATGGAATGACGTGTACGAGGAAGGGTGCGCGGGGTTCGCTGGCTGCGAAAGCTGCTGGTTTGGGTACATAAACAGCGAAGCAAAATAAAGGCCGCAAAAGCGAAAGCCAGACGTGACCCACCACGCGGGGTATAGCAATTGTCGCTGCCCACATGGGTGGCGTGAATAGAAATGAATCCCGCTGCCCGCTCCACCGTCGCTGTCACCGTACGCACGACACTAAATAAAGCGAGCATGGTCCACTTGTGGTCCGCTGTCCGAATGCCAATGGACAGCCTCTAAAAGAATCGGCAAACAGGTGCTGTGCCTGAGAGTATCCGAAAGTCCCAGTATCAGTCGCGAATGAGACCGGAAAACGGCGGAGAGGGTACAATACAGAATCCATCGGCGTGGCTGCCGGATGGTGCTTGATGCAGGGTTGGCTGCCCTGATTTGGGATGATAACAAGCATAAAACATCCTGCCATGCTTGGTTAGCTCATTAGGCAGAGCGGCACACTCGTAATGTGCAGGCGGGCAGTTCGAATCTGCCACTAAGCTCCACGGTCCGATTGGGCGACGCGCTCTTTGAGAATCCGCCCAAGAAGCTTCCAACGGGGGCATGCACCTGTTGGCGGTTGGCTAAGTCCTTACGGAAGTCGTCGTAGCCGGAACCGAACACGAATGGGCAACGTAAAGCCTCGCAGGGCAGAGCGTTATCTGCCACAGTGCATGACAACTTGAAGTAGAAAGGAGATGATTCCAATGGAGCAGGCAATTATCAATGTAGAAGGTACATCCACGATTGAAACCGCAGCGGCAGCCAAGAAACTGATTGAGACCTTCGGGAGCCAGAACATCCGTGCTATCTCAGTCAAACGTGTGAACGATAAGAGTGACGAGGTCATTGTTGAACTCGATTTCATTTCTGGCCTGGCACCGCACCTGCATGGGTTTACACTTCGAGTTAACGGCTTGACTTGTGGCTATGCTGGCACAGGACCTTCCAATCTGTTTGAAGTTCTTCAGGCAGCAGGTGTAAGCGAGACTCTGGTGGCACGTAGCGACATCACGCAGCGCGGCACCAAGACCATCCCGCTGCACCTGGAGCGCGAGGTCAAGCAGTACGGCGACTTCCAGTACGCCTAAATGCTAACGGCGGGCGCGTCCCGCCATCATGGGGATATAGCTCAATTGGGAGAGCACCTGCTTTGCAAGCAGGGGGTCAAGGGTTCGAATCCCTCTATCTCCACCACCAGCAACATGCCGCGTTCTGCGGCTGTCTCTGGGCGTGCATTGTACTGTTGTTGATTCGCAGTACGGTCATTTGCGCGGAACTCCTTAACTATGACCACGAAGACGAATGCCTTGTCCGCGCCGCTTGGACAAGCGATTTACACAGGGCATCATCAAGCCGGAAAAATGCAGTGCCGAGTGGCGAAACCGGCTGCGGCATTGGCGAGGCGCACACCCTCGTCAGTCATCTACGAGAATAGCCTCCACGGGGCGGATGGCGGGCAACGCAAGACTTTTTGCGGCTAATATTCTCTATCCAATGATTTTCATGAGATTGCATGAAAGCGCGGATTTCCGAATCTCCTTTTTCGGGTAAAACTACACCACGCGCTTTGCGTATTCTGCCGCGCTACGGCGGGCACGCCGTTAAAACTGGATGCGCAAACAAGCCGTAATAATCGTACCGTGTGGCGAAGGCGGCTGCGGTATCGGCGGAGTAAAACTCCGTCAGTCGTCCACAAAGATGGCCTCCACGGGGCGGACGACGGGCAACGCAGGGGGACAACTGCGGCTAACATCTTTTCTATAATGGTCGGGTGTCCGAGTGGTCTATGGAACTGGTCTTGAAAACCAGCGATGCCGCAAGTGTCCGTGGGTTCGAACCCCACCCCGTCCGCCATGATTTTGCCGGGTCAATCCCGGCTTTTCTTGTTTTATGAGGAGTTTTGTATGGCCGAATTAGAACTAACCAAAATGGTCGAAAAAGCCAAGCGCCGGGCGGTAGAAGCTCATGCAGGGCAGAAGGACAAAGCAGGGGAGGACTACTTTACCGCCCATATCTCAGTGGTTGTCAGGGGCGTGAATGATGACCCAGTCGCTGAAGCCGTTGCATATCTGCACGATACGGTTGAAGATACGACCATCACGATGGAAGACATCCGAGCAGAGTTTCCGATAGAAGTAGCGAATGCAGTTGATGTTTTGACCCACCGGAAGAAAATGAGCTATGCCGAATACATCTGGCGGGTGCATCAGAACCCGATTGCCACAAAAGTCAAGCTGAGCGATTTGCGCAGCAACATGGACCTTACCAGGCTGCCATATCCTCTGACCCAGAAAGACCTGCTGCGAGAAGCCAAGTATCTGCGAGCCTATAAGATGCTGGATGGTCGTGTTTCTGTGACGGCTGTGAATCCGTATGCTTTGTATGATTATCTTCTTGCAAGCGGCTGGGTGCCGAAAGAGGAGAAGAAGTTCGGAAACAATACTCCTATCATCCTCACTCCGCTTTCTGGAACTGTTACCATTACCGTCCCACTCGATATGAGTGTTACGAATTACGATACTCTTATGCGTCATGCTCTTGATAAGCTCTCGCTGTATGAGGGAAAGGAGCTTGAATCTGTGCTGAAAATGGCTCTCGATTGGAAGCCTGAATGCTCATCAAATATGAACAGTTTGTAAAGCATCGGGGTACAAAATTTCAATTGATGCCGGATTTTGGTATAATGTAGACAGTGAACGGAAAACACGAACGCACGTTAAAAATAGACTGTTTTCCGCTCAAAAAGCAACCCTTAAAACACGCTAAGGAGAGTAAACCATGCGTAAGAAAACCAAACTCGCGAAGAGTATCATGGCTTTTGCGATGGCAGCAGCAGTGGCGGTTTCCGCTACCGGCTGTGGCGCTAAAAACGAAAGCAATGTTGCATCTTCTGAATCCACTACCAGCCAGTCTGAACCGGCTCCGACCGAGGCTCCCGCCACGAGCGAGGATACGGCCAGCTCTGCCGCCACGTCTGACTCTGAGACGAAGCCTGAGGATACTAAGCAGGACGCCGCGAAGGATGAGACTGCTGATTCTTCTGTCAGCAGCTCCGCCTCTTCTGACCAGGCAAATGTCTCTTCCTCCAAGAAGCCGACCTACAGCACCAGCAAGACTCAGACCAAGGCACCCATTCAGCAGGCCAGTGCAGCCCCGGCCGCAGCCGAAGAAAAGAAAGCTGAGCCTACCTACACCTTTGTTGTTCGCCACCATGAGGCTTCCTGCACCACCGGCGGGTATGACAAGCATATCTGCAACGAGTGGGGCGGCATGAACTATAACGACAACTACACCGCTCCCAAGGGCCACAACTGGGATAACGGCGTCATTACCAAGGCGGCTACCTACACCGAGAACGGTATCAAGACCTTCAAGTGCAAGGACTGCGGCGAGACCCGTACCGAAGAGATTCCTGCGCTGAACAAGACCTACCATATCAAGGAAGTCGTTCCGGCAACCTGCACCAGCGAAGGCTATACCATCTATGAGTGCAACGAGGTTCCGGGTCTGACTTACAAGGCTGACTACACCGCCAAGCTGCCCCACAGCTATGACGAGGGTGTTGTCACCAAGGCTCCGACTATCTATGAGAAGGGCGTCAAGACCTTTACCTGTACCGTTTGCGGTGACTCCTACACCGAGGACATTCCTGTTCTGGAGAAGACCTGGCACAAGGGTGAGACGGTTGCTCCCACCTGCACTGAGCAGGGCTACACCGTGTACATCTGCGACCAGGACGAGAGCCTGACCGAGAAGCGCGACTTCACCGATGCTCTGGGCCATGACTGGAACAAGGGCGTTGTTACGGTTGCCGCCACCTGCACGGCCGATGGCACTATGACCTACACCTGCTCCCGCGATGGTGAGACCAAGACCGAGGCCATTCCGGCGCTGGGTCACAAGTGGGACGAGGGTACTGTTACCACCGAGCCTACCTGCGACCAGCCTGGCGTCAAGACTTTCAAGTGCCTGAACGACGGCTGCACCGAGACTCAGACCGAGGAAATTGCCGCTCTGGGCCATGAGTGGGATGATGGTGTCATCACTACGGCTGCCACTTGCACCGAGGATGGCGTTAAGACCTTTACCTGCAAGCATGACGCAAGCCATACTTACACTGAAGCAATCCCCGCTATCGGCCATGATTGGGACGAGGGCAAGGTCACGAAAGAGCCGACCTATACCGAGAACGGCGAAATGACCTATACCTGCAAGAATGACCCGACCCATACCTACACCGAGGTCATCCCTGCCAAGGGTTACACCTACACCGACACTGTGGTTGCCCCCACCTGCACTGAACAGGGTTACACCCTGCACGAGTGCAATGAGGATGCCTCCATGTCCTACAAGGACAGCTATACCGACGCTCTGGGCCACGACTACAAGGAAGTCACAACCCCTGCCACCTGCAAGGACGAGGGCAGCGTAGACAACGTCTGCGAGCGCTGCGGCAACACCCAACACATCAGCACCCTGCCTGTTACCGAAGACCATCAGTGGAACGATGGCGAAATCACCAAGGTCCCTACCTGCACGGAAGCAGGGGAGAAGACCTTTACCTGCACCGTCTGCAACAAGACCAAGACCGAGGAAGTTCCTGCTACGGGCCATGACTACGATGAAGGCGTTGTGACGAAGGAGCCTACTCAGACCACCAGCGGCATCCGCACCTACACCTGCAAGAACTGCGGTGACACCTACACCGAAACTATCCCTCAGCTGGGCCACGTTTGGGGCCGCAATGAAGTGACCAAGCAGCCGACTTGCGAGGAAGACGGCGTTCGCACTTTCTACTGCACCGTGGACGGCTGCAATGAGACTAAGACTGCTCCGATTCCTGCCACCGGCCATGATTGGGATGATGGCGTTGTCACCAAGCAGGCAACTTGCACCGAGGATGGTTCTCTGACTCGGACTTGCAAAAACGACCCGACGCACACTATGACCTATACCCTTTATGCCACGGGTCATACTTGGGACGAAGGCGTTGTTACAAAAGAGCCGACCCACGATGAGAACGGTATCCGTACCTACACCTGCACTGTCTGTGGTGCAACCAAAACCGAGGAAATCCTCGCCACCAAGTACACCTTTACTGTGACTGTTGTCGAGCCTACTTGCACTGAGCAGGGCTACACCTACCATAAGTGCAATGAGGACGATTCCAAGTCCTTTACCGACAACTACACCAACGCACTGGGCCATAGCGGTTCTCTGCACACCACTCCCGCCACCTGCAAGGAAGACGGTCATACCGATTACGTCTGCGACCGCTGCGGTTATTCCGAACTCATCGAGACTCTGCCTAAGACCAACAACCACAGTTGGGATAACGGTGTTGTGACCGTTGAGCCTACCGCTGACCATGAGGGCGTTAAGACCTACACCTGCTCTGTCTGCGGCGAGACCAAGACCGAGTCCATCCCCCGCATTGCAAGCCAGTCTCTGGCAAGTGTAAACCCTTCCGACGCCGAGGTTGAGACCCCTGTGGAAGCAGAAACCCCGGCCGTAAGTGAGGAGCTTCCCGCCGATACGGCAGAATCTGATGTTCCGGCTGAAGATGCTGAAGAGTCTGACTCTGAGGGTGTCAAGCAGGAAGATGCCACTCTGCCCAAAGAGACCGAAGTCGAAGCTATCGTTGTCGAGGAAGCTGCTGACTAAACCATCAGGAACAGTTGGGGCATAACTAATAGCGTTGCAGGCTATTTAGCCAAGCCCGAACTTGAGGCTCGTCGAGAAATCGGCGGGCCTTTTTCTTAGACTTTTTGCAATTTAGCTATTGACTTTGCGTATTACAGTGTGTATAATAAAGATAATGAGATTTTAGGAAAGGAGAACACACCGATGTTCGCTACTATGATGAACAAACAGAATAAGTGGCAAGAGCTGTGGAGCAATTTGTACCTCCTCGGCAACTTTGTGCTGTCTGTTTGTGTGAATCATAGTGCAGTGATGGTAGTATAAAACCATCCGAGTATCGGCCGTTTTCCGTACTCTGCACGATATGAGCACCTGTCAGACGCACAACGCCTGATGGGTGCTTTTTCTATGCAGAAAATCAAATCCAGTCCATTTTGATGCCACCGGAAGATGCTCCGGGCAGGCTTATTAAAGTGTATCAAATATACATATTGTATACATCGAGGATTTGCCAAACGGTAAGGCATCAGATTTTGGCTCTGACATTGGTCGTTCAACTCGACCATCCTCGGCCACCTATCACTTTCAGGCGCATCGGAAGTGAGATTCACAAAGACAGTGCTCCCAAAGCAAGGCACGGTAGATGCGCAACAAGTGCTCGTAACTCAACTGGCAGAGTAGCCGACTTTTAATCGGCAGGTTCGGGATTCGACTTCCCGCGAGCGCACCACGCCCGGCAGAGCGTCATCTGTCACTTCTTTGGGTGTATAGCTCAGTAGGCAGAGCAGCGGGCCGTTAACCCGTGTGTCGCAGGTTCAAGCCCTGCTACGCCCGCCATAAGCTCCTCTGGTGGAATGGCAGACACGGTGCGCTCAAACCGCACATTTTTGAGGGTTCAAATCCCTCGGGGAGTACCACGTTCGGCAGTACGTCAACTGCCACTATGTCCAAGTGGCGCAACTGGCAGACGCGCTGGTTTAAGGAACCAGTATTTACTGCGGGTTCGATTCCCGCCTTGGACACCATTTAAGCTCTCGTGGTGGAATAGGCAGACGCGCCAGATTCAGAGTCTGGTTCCATTCATGGAGTGCGGGTTCAACTCCCACCGAGAGCACCACGTCCAGCAATGCGATAACTGCTAACTTTGCTTCAGTGGCGCAACTGGCAGACGCAGCGGATTTAAGCTCCGAGTTCTTCTGGGTTCAATTCCCAGCTGAAGCATCTATATAGGGGTATAGCTCAAGTGGTAGAGCAGCGGTCTCCAAAACCGCGTGTTGCATGTTCGAGTCGTGTTACCCCTGCCAACGGTGAGTATGTACTCAAAAGGTGCATGCTCATTATTGTTTTTGAAAGGAGTATACCATGAACGACAAATTACTCGGCTCAGAACGTGTACTGCATCAAGGCGCAGGCTATCGCACCAAATCCAGGGCAGCACGAAGAACCCTGCTGCCGGGGAGCAGGGAGAATCCGTCCAGCCCAAAGCAAGATGGAGTAGATGCCATATACATTCCCGACACCGCCAAATGGTGCAGTAAAAAGTAAACCACAAGTTGATTGCGTTTCTATGTAAACGTGCTATAATAGAGTCAGAACGAAACGAGAAAGGAGATACCCAATATGCTGTGCAACACTGTCAACGCTATGTCGTTTGCCGAGTATAGTTATGAATCTGAGTTCAGTTCCTATGAACGCAGCTTTATTTCCCATACTCCTCGACAGGCCAACACAGTCAGTGCGCAGATGCGGTGCGTCTTCTAAACGATAACTGCATGTCATAGCTGCTTGTCGAGATTTCGGCAGGCAGCTTTTTTGTTGCCTGCATAAAGAAAGGCAGCAAACAAATGACGATTCCTACTATAGACATCCAGCAAACTGGTGCCAACATCAAAACACTCCGCAAAGCGGCGGGCATCAAGGTTAAAGATATGGCGGATACCCTCGGCGTTACACCGCAGGCCGTTGCTAAGTGGCAAGCTGGTGCGGCTCTTCCTACTATCGACAACCTCGTGATTTTAGCCGCGATGCTGGATACTAAAATTGACGATATTCTCGTTATCGCTTAAATTCTCAGCCGCCGGGCGCGGCATAACATGGCCGAATCGACGAACTGGTTAAGTCGCAAGCCCTTCACGCTTGAGGTTATGGGTTCGAGCCCCATTTCGGTCACCAAATGCTTCTGTAGCTCAACAGGTAGAGCAGTGGTCTGAAGAGCCACGTGCAGCTGGTTCGACTCCAGCCGGGAGCACCATTGAGGTTTAACGCCTCATTCTATGTGTCGGTATGCAAGAGGTTAAAGCAAACGGTCTGTAAAACCGCTCCGTTACGGTTCACTGGTTCGAATCCAGTCCGGCACACCAATATGGCCTGCTCGACGAATAGGTTAAGTCATCAGCCTCTCAAGCTGAAGGTTGCGGGTTCAATCCCCGCGCAGGTCACCAAACGCGCACCTACGTTATCTTGCGTACATAATTGATATTTAAGAAAAATGTGGGTGCTGTTTTTATTAAACAATAAACTTGACGCAACACCTAATGTTGCGTCAAGTTTTATTTATTTTTGTAAAACTATAAACTTTACTATTGCCTTGTTCCGCTTTTTTGATATAATAATTGTAGAACTATAAACTTTACCAATTGCGAGGCACCACCTATGAGCATCTATCATGTTACCGAAGAAAGAAAAATGAGAGATAAACGGGGTAAGGGTACTGGTGCCGATTATAAACCTTGGATTTATGTCCGAGAAATAAAAAGTGATGGTACTTCGTCAGAACCGATAGACTGGACCAATGGAAGAACCTGCCAACTATTGTCACAAGGAGAAAAATACCTTTGGTATTATTTGAGATGGGATGATTCTGTTAAAAACATCTACGAACAGTATCCACTAAATTTAGATGCAACTAATAGTATTGCTTTCAATTCTGGCATCAAGCCCATGCTAAACGGGAAAAAGCATATGACTACCGATTTTTATGTCGAGTATCAAGATGGTCATTTCGAAGCTTTTTCCATTAAAGATTCCCGCCAGACTTTTGAAAATAAACGAAATATAGAACTTCAATTTGTGGAAATGCAGTATTGGGAGCAAATGGGCATTCCTTGGCATTTGACTTATAAAGAAGATTATAATCCCATATACATACAAAATATAGAAATAGTAACGACTTTTTATGATATAGCCAGTGTTTATGATGTGTTTTCATATATCAAACATTTAATAGCGCATAAAATCGTTAAAGTTGATTTGCAAACCAAATTACTTAACCTCAATGAGATTTATAAAAGTAATAAGGAGTTTATCGATGAATACTATAGCCATACATGCAGGGGATATATTGAGTGACCAAGAAAGTAAAGTTGAATATGGCATTGTTTTTATAAATGCTAACAGCAATTTACTTATTGCTTGTGAAAGAAACACAACCAAATTACTTCTGTCTACATTTCCATTAGATATTGTTTATAAGAAGGTTGTAAGCGGCGCATTTACTATTGTAGAAAAAGAAGAAGTTGTTTATGATGAGGACAATATGTCCGCATCGGCAATAGAAGCAAATAAAAAGCGTGCGGATTTTATTAAAGATGTTGCCAATAAATATGGCCCTGATTATTCAGCACTTCTAAAAAAGAACTATGATTCATATATCAAGCATGAATTGACGAAAAAATATGGAATATCGCATACTACCGCCTATAATTTAATAAGAAAATACTTACAATCAGGATGCGACATCAACTCTGTTTACGACAAAAAAACTTTAGGTGTGAATGGTAAGGCTAAATCTAACTATAAAATAAAAACAGGGAAAAAGCCTGATTTGGGTTCTCAAGGTATCATAATCACCGATGATGTTAAAGCTATTTTCGACAAGGTTCTTAACTATTATGCATCCGGGAGAAGCAAAAGCTATAAATTCGTTTATAACTTGATGATTGCCGAGTATTTTTGTGACCAAAGAGAAATAGATGGCGGCATTCAATATGTTCCGTTTCCTATTAACGAAAGACCTACTTACGCACAGTTTTATTATTATGCAAAAAAGAAGTTTTCTGTGGAAGAAATCGGCGTTATTAAAACTTCTCGTATGGAGTATAGGAATAACATGCGGCTTATACGGTCTGATGTTCAAAAAGCTGCAATCGCTCCAGCGTATATAACTGAAATGGATGAGCTAGAGTCTGACTTGGAGCTTGTGGATTCTCAAACAAGAACAATGAACATTGGTAGAGCCATTGTTTATTGTCTGATTGATGTTTGCACAAGATTGATTATGGCTGTATCTGTGAGTTTAGAGAATAATAGTGTCAGGGGATTTACTAACTGTTTCATGTTTCTCGCGGATGATAAGCGTAAAATTGCCAATCGATATGGACTTGATTTCGATGATACAATGTGGCCTTCTGGTTACTTACCCAAAATCATCAGGACGGACCGTGGTTCTGAATATATGAGTGGGGAAGTCGGAAGAATTTGCAATGAACTGGGTATTACCCTTGAACCTGTTCCTGCTGGGACAGGTTCATTAAAAGGCGTTGTAGAACAGAGTTTCCATCAATTACACTGCTCTATAAATCCTTTAACTGAAAGACGTGGCCTTATCACCAAAAGGAACGACTCCAACCACCATAAGCAGGCAAAACTCACAATTACAGAATTCACGAAAATAGTATTAAATTGTGCTCTGGCACACAATACAAGCACTATTGAAAAGTTCAAATTATCCGCAAGGCAAACTAAAGACGGCGTTTACCCAATTCCAATTGTATTATGGCAAGATGGCTGCAATCACGGCTTAGAGCCGAAGAAAATTATCAATAAGGAACAGTTCGCATGGACCTTGATGACAAAAGAATCCGGTAAAATTTCAAGAAATGGGCTTACCGTAAACGGAATCAATTATTTACCTGTCAATGATGCAGATTTGGAAAATCATATGGCAAAGGCAGGCAATAAAAGTGTACCGTTTGAATGTCGTATGGATAGGCGAATCGTAGACAGAGTTTACTATTTGAAAGACAATAAACTTCGATATTGCGAACTCAACGCTGAATCTACTGACAACGCAGAATTCAAAGGCTTAATGTTTGAGGATGCTATGGCATTGAAAAAAGCAAGACGGTTATTGATTGCTAAAAGTAAGCGCGAAACAGATGACACAAATGTTTTTACCGTAATGACCAATAAACAGACAGTCGAAAATGCCGTCCGCGAAACGAATACAGCTTTAAAAAATGCTTCCAATACAGGCAGTCCGAAGAAAGAAGTAGATACAACAAATATCAAGAAGAATAGAGCTGCAGAACGCAGAACTGTTATGGAGGAGCATTATATTGGTAACAGGTTACTGGGCGACAATCAAAGTGGTGCATTTACATCCACAAAAAGCTCCGATACAAACTACACTTCACCTGACGTAAGTGACGATTTTGATGCTTTCTTTAGTGATGATGAAACTGATTGGAGCAAGGCAATTAAAGACGAACGGAAAGAGGAATGATATATGTCTGTACTTATATGGGATTATGAATATGCAGACCTTCAAGATGGCGAAGGCCAATATGATAATATCAATCTTCATAATGTGAATTCTGTAAAAGCTGTATACATTCCTGCCGAGTTTGAAATGGACAAAGGCAATCCATTTATAGAAGCCCTTCCTTTACCGCGTGAGGGAGTTGACGTAAGGCGCTCATATAACAAGCAGATAAATGGTTATGATGCAGATAAAGTCTCTGATATGAGCGACTATCAGCGTATAAGAGCCATTTCGCAGCTCCGTGAACTCCGTTTTCCTTTACCATTCGACGAAAGATTGGAAACGACCATTTACAACACATTAGTAACATCATACAGAAATCGAAAACTTCGTGGCAACATTGACGCTCCAATTTCATATGATGCTGGCGATGAAAAACAGGAAACCGTTGGATTACTTAAAGGCCGTAAAGATGGTGCTGCAAATGCAGGATTTAGCCTTATCGGTTATTCTGGTTGCGGGAAAAGCACGGCTCTGGGGTTTGCTTTTGACCATATTCCACAAGTAATCTATCATAATGTCAACGGTTATCGTATTCCTCAGATTGTATACCTTAATGTATCCTGTTTTCATAATAACAATATGTCTGCTCTTTATATTGGCATTGGAGTAGCTATTGATGACGCTCTCGAAAACAGTAATTCTGTCTATGCGAACATTGTAAAAAAAGAACGTACTGTTGGCGAAAAAGAAGCAAAAGTTAATGAGCTAGTTGAGAAATTTAATATCGGACTTATTGTATTCGATGAAATTCAGTTACTGAGTTTTTCTACAAACGATGATGACCGAAATAATTCCTCTCGCTCATCATTTGGCAGCTTAATGACCTTACAGAACAATACAAAAGTTGCTATTGGTATTGTCGGAACAGAAGAAGCCTATACGAAAATGTTTCCCAATTTACAGACCGCACGACGTATAGGCCCTAATATAAATGCTAGTACGTATTGTTCCAGCAAATCTTTTTTCGCTGTACTTGCAAAGGAATTGCTTAAATACCAGTGGTTTGACCATAGAGTAAATTTCGACAAATCTATGCTCCAAACACTATATGATGAAAGTCATGGTATCATAGACCAAATGGTAGGTATTTTTAGTGCTATGCAGTATGAATACTTTTACCAAGACAAAAATGTAACCATTGATTCCGCATACATAAAGAAGATTGCCGCAAGCTACTATCCCGGCCTTTCAAGATTGAATAAAAATCTTGCATCCGCAGATGCCGAACAGAAGCGTAAGGCAATTATTGATAAAGCTGCGTCAAGACAGTCTGAGATTGCTGAAATTGCTTCACAAAAGGCATTCGAAAAAGAAATTCGAAATGCACATCCAGATGCCATTCCACTCGAAACGATTATTAAAAACGTAAATGTGTTGGCGGGATTTCTTATAAATTCAAAGACCTTTACTGAAGATGATATTGTTATGGCATACAATAATATCATGAAAATAAAAGGCGACCATACAGACGAAAAAACACTTACAAATGATGTTTATACTTTACTTACAGAAATGAATTCTGAAGATGCTATTGCAAAAATCATGAAGCAGAAAAGCACTGTTCCTGTCAGTCGCAAAACAGCAAAAGAGTCTATGCAAAAAGCACTTGACGAGCACACTTATGTTCCAAAATGAGTGAGGCAATAATATGGATAAAGTACCTTATTATGAACCTGCATATACGGAAGAAACTCACTACTCTCATGTCTGTAGATTGGCAAAATTAAATGGGTTCGACTCAATAAAAGCATTTTCAAATCAGTATCTCAGATTTGGAAATGAAGACAAAAGAACTATTATCCGTAACTCTGCCGGAAATATGGCCCCATTTTTTACATCCACCGATATACCAGAGGATTACTCAGATTATATATTAAATACCACTGCTTATTCATATCAAGCCATGTTTATGGATGATTATAGGCGGTTAAGAATTATAAATAGGCTTTATCAAATTGACACTCGGCTATCTTATAGTGGAACTATGGATAAGAAGAAGCCTTGTTTTTGTATGGACTGTATGAGAGCGCAGAAAATATTCAAACGGTTGCATCAAATTCCGAGTGTAAAATATTGTCCGATTCATAAAAAGCCGTTATTGGAATATATCGGCACAGCGGGCCATGAGTTTGAATTACTTTCCAATTCCAAGGTGCTAGACCACACACTGGATGCTAATAGTGAAATTCATATTGCAACTTTTATACAGGACATTCTATATGAAACACCCGATATTTCAGTTGTAGATGTCAGAAATATCATTAGGCAACGAATAGAAGAGTTTGGTGGCAAAGAAACCTTTGCCAAATCATTTCACCAATCCCAATTGAGTGGTTATTTTGATGATGAAGATAGTATTATGCGCTTCATTAACGCCAATTTAGGGCAAAGTAAAATTAGTGAGTCAAAAGCAATATCTATACTTGATATTGCTTTTGACCTGTCTCTTATACACATCTCCGAGCCCA